AGCTTCTTCTTCGGCTATCTCAATTGCTGGTTTATAATTAAGATTCATGTATAAAGACAACTCCTCATCCCCTGAAGGTAATTCATCTGGGTTCATTATAAAAGGATCAAATCCCGTGTTCTTCTGTACAGATGTTAGTATGTCTTTAGCGGCCATTTGCCCCTCTATCATGTTTTGATACTTGCTTCTTTTGGCTTGTGATAATGCATCTTGTGCATATGCTTTAACCTTAAACAATCTGTCTTGCATGCCGTTTACTACAACATCTACAAATTTTGGTAATATAGGAACTGGTGTCCAATCTAGGTTTAAATAAGATAAATCACCATCAACCGCCAATTCATTTTTATACTTTGCAATAGATTGCTCGCCTCTAGCATATAACCTTAATCTATTAAAATCTCTCCACTGACTGTAGTATCTACTTCCATTTGAGTCTTTTCTAAACCATTCGTATTGTATTGCCTGTCCTATCTGTAACCCGAACTCGTCGGTGGCTTTTTCTGAGTCTGACACAAACTGACTTGGAAAACCTACAGATGAAATATTTATCTTTACGTCTTTCATCTATTTGATTAATTCACTATAATTTCCGTTATTAGCATATCTTGCAAAGTTAAGATTTATTTTGCTTTGTTTTTGTACAGGTAAATATAGGTTTTTTTGATTTGCCATAATCGCTAAACCTGAGCTTATACTAGCATCAAACTTTGTTCTATTGTTTATGTCAAACCTAGCCCACTCATCTAGAGTCCTTGTAAAATACATACTCCCAATATCCAAAGAATTCTATAGGTGCCACTTAAATCCATGCCTATATGCTTCTCAATATACGATTCAATAGCTGAAGCGTGTGATTGCTTTACATCTTCTGAGGTATTAGGAATTCCTCCTAGTTCTTTTTCTGTTTTAGATAATTTATTAAAATGTTTATCGGGTCTATTCATACAAAACCCTCGGTATCCTCTGTTTTTAAAATGGTACAGTAATCTAGGTTTATTGTTTTCAATTAAAATAGGCATGCTAAAAAATACACACGCCAATAATACTTCTTCAAAAAATATTTCTGCTGTTTGAGGTCTTGCAACATATTCTAAAAAAAACTCGTTACTTGGAGCTTCCTCCATATTAAATTTTGTCAATCCATGAAGTGCTCCATTTGAACCTCTACCAGAAACTGTTCCTGAAATATCATAAGAGTCACAACCAAAAGCTCCAATATGTTCATTAACAGGGTGGTATGATCCGTTTTTTTTGTATTTTAAATTAGTAATATTTTTATTAGGCATCCATGACACTCTAAATCTTCCTTTATTGTCTGGAGAAAAAATAACTTTAGTATCCTTTACTCCGTCTTGCCAATAAAACTTACCTCTTGTTACATGCTGTTCAATAATCAAAGAGTCATTGTAATCTATTTGTTGATAGATTTTTGTAAGATTAAATAACGACGATTTACTTTCGTCTCTAAATGCATGTGACTCTGTTCTTGGAAACTGTCTATAAAACTCATTTAATGCATCCGCATCATTCTTAAGAGAATCAACTTCAGCTTGCCAGTAATCTATGGCACCATTTTTTATATACTCATCGTCTACTCCTAATATTTTATTTTCTGGTTTTTGTAAAACAGGCATTCCGTGCTTGTCTATAAACCCCTCCATATTCCATTCCATAGGTATAAACAAAGAGTACATTCCGCTTTTTGTTTGCCCGTTTTCATTTCGAGTTATAACGTCCGAATCTTCGTATAATTTTTTAAAGTTATCTCCACCTTTACTTAATGCGTTTGAAGTAGATCCCATCATACACTTGCCTATAATCTTACTACCTAGCCTTAAACAAGTTTTAGTAACCCTCCAATTATTTAAAATATTATTAGGCTTTATCCATTTACCACTTTCATCATGTACTAAAAGTAAAAGTTTTTCTCCATCGTAAGAGTTTTCATCTGTATTCTTCCAGTCAATAGTAGTATCCAATCCATACATCTCATCGTCTACCCTATCATACATGTTTTTTTTAGTAATCTTAGATGCGGGTATTCTAAAAGCTAATTCTGTTTTAGGTTTATCCATTCCATCTTGAATGGGTTTAAAAAAGAACGGAAGTCTGTTGGCGATAGGAACTACTTTATCTGTAAACATTTTTTTAGCATCTGATCCTGTCTTGGATAAAATACCAACCCTAGAATCCTTAACTAAAGTACCAGTGTTCACGCATTCGGAAGAACCCATAAATGAAAAACCTGATCTTCTTATTTTTAAATACACCAATCCAAAACATCTATTATCTGCTTTACACGCCTCCCAATAAATAAAAAAAATTCTGTTTGCCTCTCTAAAATCTGGATATCCGACATCAATACTTGTCCATTGCAAATACATATAATGAGAGCCTGTTATGTAAGTTTTAATTCCATTGTTATAAAACCAATGCCCATGATCTCTTCTATCAAACTCTTCCTCAATATAGTCTACCCATTTATTTTTAAATACCGCAGCCATTTCATTCCATTGGAATATAGATTGCATTCTACTCAATTCTTTTGGTAACTTTTTTCTTTCCCAATATTGTTTTGAAACTGTTTCAGATCTTTTATAAACTTCAGAAGATAATAAGGGTAGCGCTATATTTAAGCCATTAATATTTATTATGTCTCCTATCTGACCTGTTTTGGAGATAACCACCATATCATACCTATCACTATAACCATATATCCATGTCTTCGCTCTATTTTTATTACTAAAAACAGCTTTAGGCACAAGATTTTTTACAACATAGAATAATCTATTTTGATCGTCTTTCGGCGAAGCCTTGCTTTGTTTGGATTTTATCTCCATTAGTTTGATTGATAGTTATATTCTCTTGTTCGGTATCTATTTTATTTAATATATCAAAAGCATCGAATATCGCAAGCTTTTTTGTTGCCGCTGCATTTTTTAATCTATCAGCCGCTAACTCATCTTCAGGGTCATGCTTTATTATCTCTTCCTTGGCAACCTTAATTAATTGCTCTACAGCCTTTTTACCAGCTTGTATTATTTGTAATTTTAAAAGATCTGAACTCATAATAATAAAGTTATTTGATGATCAAACATGCGATATAATTTTTCTCCATCTACCTCAAATTCATATTCACTATCTGGTTTAAAACTAACTTGCAATCCTGGCATTACTCCTTTTGAAATTAAATAATCATTACTGTACGCCATCTCACCCATAAGCGGTTCTTCTTTACCTCTTTTAAATATAAATGAGCTTTGTTTTCCTAAAGGTTTTACAAAACAATATCTGTCATGGCAATGCCACGTGCTGTCTTGTTTGTACATATAGAACTGATCATTGTCTATAAAAAATAAATTATCTTTAAAATAACTTTTCCCACTTTTTTGTCTCCCTTTCATGTCATTGTAAAACTTGAATACATTATGGTGTACTAACAATATATCGTTTTTTTTGATAGGACCTTTATAATTTAAAGGGACTTGTTTTACTACTGCTTGACGATTCGATACTGTAAAATCTTCTTCTGATGAACTAGTTATAAATTCTATATTTTCAATACTCTTCGTGTTGTTATACCGCTTCCCTTCTAAAGGCTCTACGATAAAGTAAAAAGGAGACCTCATTAAAAGTTAATATTATATTCTATTGAGATAGGCACGTATTGAGAAAACTCTTTCCATAATAATATTTCATCTTTTCTTTGAATCCATATTTTTATAGACTGATTGTTTATATCTTGTTGAATTAAATGTATAAAATACTTTCCGTTTAAAATCTCTTGACCCACTAGATAGTGCATCGCTCCAGACTTATAGTCTGGTCCTACAGAAATTTTCCTTATATCCATTAGATTAAATTTAATTTGAATATAAAGATACAAATATTTTAACGCCTTTGTTTGCTCAGTTATTTTTAGAAGGAAACTTAACGCCTATTTTATCTGCCGTGCGAGCTCCAAAATATCCACATAGTACCCACGTGACAAGGCTTGCTGTATCCTCGGTTTCTAGACCCATATACCAACCACCTACATATGCACTAACTAGCACTGCTAAAGTTAAGGGTCTTATATTTCTTGCTAGCCAACTTTGACTGTTTGAGTCTGCCACCCACCTTTTGGTAACACCATCTATCTCTGCACGCTCTAATTTTAGTTTTTCTAAAGCTATTGCTTTATCCCCTTCCGACAATTGAGTGTTACCATTTATAAGTTCTGATATAACATTACCTGGAAGTATAGCATCACCTACTATGCCTAGTATTGATGGGGCCTTTTCTATAAGAAATTTTCCAACTCTTGTTTCTTTAAAAGGCTTTTTTGTCTTACTCATATTAATTGATAAGCTGTTTTACCGTTTATCTTAGTCGCTTTTAAGGATTTACCTCTATTTTCATCAGCGGACACAAAACTTACATGAATCCAATCTGGGTTTTTATCTGTTCCAAACTCCCATATTATTTGATCAAAATTTAAATTTTGTTTTATATAATTAAACATTTCAGCATTTGTTTTATAACCGAAGGTGTCGTCAATATCCATAGCTCTGCCTTGACAGTGTTGGCTTGATCTACTACCGCCAATAGCAGAATTTAGTTTTTCAGATCTAAAGAAAGAGTTAATTTTTATGGGGCCTCCGACCCATTTTCTAAGTGGTTCAAATAAGTTATGAGATACCGCCGTCATATTACCTAATTGATAACTACTAGCTAGGTGTATTATCAATATCTAAACGAGTAGCTGTATTGGACCTTACCCCTTCTCGATAAGAAACATGATCACTTATTTTTTCCATACATTATATACCATTTATGTAGCGTGTAGCCTATTGCTATTAAGGTTGCTATAATTTTTAATATTACATCTATATCTGTCATAGAAGTAGCAACAGCCCCAATGTTAAGAGCGTAAATTTTTAAATCAGTCACGTTCATTTTTTTTAGATTTAACATAAATGTAGTTTACAGTTATCTCTCCCGCTGTCGTTGTCGCTGTGTATGTCATTACTTCTTTGATTTTTTACCCGATCTATTCTGACCTTTCATTGCACCAGGCACATCTCCGATTTGGTTACCCACTTCTTTGATAGCCTTAGTAACGTCTTTAAGCTCTTCTCCGACACGATCAACTCTTTTTGATACATCAGCCTTCATCTGAGAAAACTTCTTCT